GTTCAGCGGCACAAGGCTGGTTGGTTGGCGGAATTATTCGTTTAAAAGCTACCACGGCTGCTGTGTGGCATTGCGAAGCCTTCCTCCACGGTGACGGCACTTTAGCCATCCCGTTTGAATAATTAGTGTTGGGGGGATTATTCGCCCCAACCTTTTAAAGGAGGATTAAATGGCGGATGCTGTATCTGCTACCAGAGTAGAAGATGGTCCTAAAAAGGCTGTTATTTATTGTACAAACACCAGCGACGGAACTGGCGAATCTGCTGTTACAAAAGTAGATGTGTCGGCACTTTCGTCTTTGCAGGACGGAACAGCCTGTACTGGGGTTCGGATTCAAAAAATTGTGTTTACTAATGTTGGTATGGGCGTCAAAATTCTCTGGAACGCTTCTACCAATGTTATTGCGGCTCAACTTCCCGCAGATTATTCTGATACTTTAGAATATTCTGATATTAGTGGTCTTCCAAATGTTGCGGCTTCAGGCGGCAAGACGGGTGACATAAAGTTTACAACCGTGGGGCACAGCAGTGGAGATACTTATTCGATAGTTCTTTATTGCCTGAAGCAGTACTGATCATGGTTGATGATCTTCAAAGAAAGAACGAACTTGATCTAGTAAAGATTCAAGGGGAAATACGGCTTCTTTCTGAGAGGATTGACGTTATAAAGAACAACGACTTACATCACGTTCAAAAATCCTTAGATTTTATAACTAAGATTTTGTGGGGTGTGGGCGTACTAGTAATAGGACAGGTGGCCGTCGCTATAAGATTGTCCATCTCTGGATAGGAATTAAACATGGCAACTTCTGGATCGGTTGATTTTAATCTTAATATGGCCGAAATAGCGGAGGAGGCCTTTGAGAGATGTGGCCTCGAGCTTAGAACAGGTTATGATTCTAAGACGGCCCGTAGGTCTTTAAATCTTCTGTTTGCTGATTGGATCAACAGAGGCCTTAATTTATGGACTGTAGATGAGGTTACACAGACTGTAGCCAATCTTTCATCAACATCTGCTGTTACGTCTTATCCCGTAGGAACCATAACGGCTACGGTAGGAGCTTCTACAAATCTTAGTGTTGGAGAGACTATTACCGGGGGAACCAGTGGTGTAACGGCTTCTGTTATTACAAAGCCAAGCTCAACTACCATAACGGTAACGGTTCCATCTGGAGATTTTACAGCTGGGGAAACCATTACAGGTAGCTCAAGCAGCGCAAGCACGACAATATCTTCAAACCCTACTTTGTTTGATGTTCAAGCTTCTGGAGATATTCTTGAGGCGGTTTTACGTCGAGATAGCGAAGATGTGGCTATAACCAGAATTAGTCGGCAAGAGTACCTTAGTGTTCCTAAGAAAACTACACAGGGACGACCAACTCAGTTTTATGTTGATCGTCAAATTACACCAACAATATCTGTTTGGCCGGCTCCAGAAAACTCTACTGACCAGTTGATTTATTATAGAGTTAAAAAACTTCAGGATGCTGATGCTTCAGTAAACACCCCCGATATACCTTACAGATTTTTACCTTGTATCGTTGCTGGTCTAGCTTACCAAATTGCTCTTAAAAGATCTCCTGATCGTATACAGCTTTTGAAAACAATATATGAAGAAGAGTTTTTTAGAGCCTCTTCAGAAGATATAGAGCACGGCGTTCCTTTGCGGTTGGTTCCAACATACCAATCCATGAGGGTGTAACATGCCGCGATATGCTTCTGGAAAATATGCTGTAGGAATATCAGACAGGTCTGGAAGATCTTACCCTCTTCACGAGATGGTACTAGAATGGAATGGTTTGCTTGTAGGAAGAGACGAGTTTGAAGCAAAGCAGCCTCAACTAGATCCAAAGCATCATCGAGCCGACCCTCAAGCTTTAAGAATTAGCCGTCCCGCTAGGGTGGAACCAGCCGTGACGGTTCTTCTTTCTTTTAATGGTTTTAAATCTGGAACAGCCGGAACAGCTGTTATTACAGTTAACGAACCAGGGCATGGGAGAAGCACAGGAGATACGGTTAGATTTAGAGACGTTGAAGATTTTGATGGCTTTACAAGTTCTGTTGTTGAAAATTCAAGTGGATACTCCATAACAAAAGTGACTGATGACACGTTTACGTTTACTGTTAGCGGCGAAACCGCAACAGTAGGAGATGTTAACGGAGGTGGAGGCTTCGCCTCTGCGGGTCCCGTAACAGTGAGTGCATAACATGGCTTTTACCTTTACAACATTAAAAACCGCTATTCAGGATTATACGGACAATGCTGAAAGCACGTTTGTAAGTCAGCTAACTAGATTTATTTTAAACGCCGAAGAACGCATTCTTAAAGAGTGTCAGCTAGAGGATTTTCGCAAGAATGTTACCGGCTCTGCTACGCAATCATCTAAATTTCTTACAAAACCTACGGATTTCTTAGCTCCCTTCTCGTTAAGTGCTCTTAATAGTTCCGCTAACGAATTTCTTGAATACAAGCACATAACTTTTTTACAAGACTACACACCAAACCCCGCTACGACAGGAACACCGATTTACTATGCTAGTTGGGATGAGGACAGTTTCGTTTTAGCACCAACTCCAGACGCTAATTATACGATGGAGCTTCATTACTTTTATCGTCCTCAATCAATAACAGCTTCCAGTGATGGAACAAGTTATTTAGGGACTAATGCGGAGTTATGTCTTTTATACGGCAGTCTTGTAGAGGCTTATACTTTTATGAAAGGTGAACCTGATTTATTGCAGCTTTACAACGCACGATATATGGAATCGTTGCAGTGGCTTAAAAACCTTGGTGAAGCTGAACAAACCCACGATCAATATAGATATGACAGTATAAGAAAGCCGCCTCAATGATAAGTGAAGATTTACACGTCGCTATTGTAGGTCTTGGAAGCACCCAAGGGGCTTTTACTTCGTCTGTTGCAAACGGGAAGTATTTTGACGAGGTGTGGGCTATTAATTCTATGATGGTTCCAATAAAACATGATCGTGTTTTTATGATGGACCCAGCTTCACGCTTTCTTGACACAGAAAATGCCGGACCACAAACAGAAGCTATGCGAAAAGCTTTGGGCAAACATGAAGGTCCTATATATACGTGCACTTTAGATGACCGTGTACCTGGTGCGGTGAAATACCCCCTTGAAGAGATCGTTAAAGATACGGGATTATGCTACTTTAACAACACAGTTCCTTACGCCATAGCTTTTGCTATTTACCACAAAGTCACGCATCTTTATCTTTATGGAATAGACTATTCGTATAAATCTAATATTGTTATGGCAGAAGCTGGACGAGCCTGTACAGAGTTTTGGATTTCAGCGGCTGTTGCTCGTGGAATGCAAATAGAAGTTGCACAAGACTCAACTCTTTTAGATACAAATGTTCCAGAGGAGGAAAAGCTTTACGGCTATCATAGATTAGATGACCCGCTCGTTATGTCTGTTAAAGATGGTGCCTTAACGGTAACTAAAAAGTCAGAAACGACGCCACCAGAGCCTGTTGATAAGCCTGTTTTGTATGGTAGGCATGACAAAGTGGTTTCTTTGAAGGAGGCGGTAAATGTTTGATATAGATGTTTCTCTTTCTGTAGGCGAAGTCGATGTAATAACAACGGATAATAGGGGTCTTTCCGTTGAAGAAGCTGCTCAAAGGGCGGTAGATAAGATCCTTTATGTGGCTAAAGACGCTCCTGAGCCTCTTCGAGAACAAGCAATGGCTTTTAAAAATACTGTTCGTGGAGTTATAGTGTATTATATGCAACATGCTGTGGATCAGGATAGGGCAACCATAGCGGCTAAACTAAGGGAAGCTGGTTACCCTGAACTGGCGAAGAATTTAAGGAGTTTGTGATATGGCAATTACAACGGCGATGTGTACATCATTTAAAGGCGAATTATTGTCTGCCACCCATGATTTTGACGCTTCTGGGGGAAATAGCTTTAAATTGGCTTTATACGCCATTGGTGGTGGAGGAAAATCTTCTACTACGGCTACATTAGGGGCATCTACAACGGCCTATACTACTACGGGGGAAGTTGCCAACAGTGGTAGTTATTCCGCTGGAGGAGGTGCATTAACCAACGTAAACCCTTCTACTTCAGGAACTACTGGATTTACGGATTTTTCTGATATTAGCTTTACGACAGCGACAATTACAGCACGAGGAGCTTTGATCTATAACGACACAAATAGTGACAAAGCGGTTTGTGCGCTTGATTTTGGTGGAAACAAGACCAGTACGGCAGGTACGTTTACGGTAGCTTTTCCTGCCGCTGCTGCGAGTACGGCGATTATTAGGATTGCGTAGAGGACAATGCTTTGGCAAACATCACAGGCTGGGGAAGAGGTACTTGGAGTGAGGGTGCGTGGAACTCTCCTCTTGC